GCGCCTGCCCCCGTGCAGGCGCCACGCCATCCGCGCAAGCCACGCGCTGCCAAGACCATCGACACGCCTGCCGCCGATCAGCCGGCGATCGACACGCCTGCCGAAGGCGACGGCCTGACCCACACGATCGAGCAGCGCCGGCAACTCAGGGGCACCGACCGCGAGAACCCCGACCGCCTGGCGGGCGACGCCCTGCGGCAGTTCTGCAACGAGCGCGGCATGGCCCGGTCAGAGCTTGCGACCATGGCCGATGAGCGCATGCGCGAGCAAGTGAAGTTCATCGTGCGCCGCCAGTACGAGGCGCCGTAATCGGGGTGAAAAATGGCCGCAACGACCACGGTGCGCGACCTGCTTGGTCGCGCTTCCACCTTGCTGCGCGACATCGACCCGCAGTGGACGAAGTGGTCGGAGTGGGAGCTTGTCTCGTGGGCGAACGACGGCCTGTTGGCCATCACCAAATACCTGCCGTCGGCCTGCACGCGCATTGACGCGCTGTGCCTGCAACCAGGCACCCACCAGTCCATTGACCTGATCCCGGCCGCGAACTGCAAGCCGCTGGACGGATCTACCCGCAGCGCCCCGGTGTACGGCTTGGGGCTGATTGACGTGCCGCGCAACATGGGCGCCGACGGCATTTCACCAGGCCGCGCCGTGCGCGTGGTGGACAAAGACGATCTCGACACTGCAAGCGACCTTTGGCACCAGACCATCGGGACAGAGGTACGGCAGTTCACATTCAACCCTCAGACCCCGCGCGTGTTCTTCGTGCAGCCTGGCGTGCCGGTTGGCGCCACGAAGGTATGGGTCCACACGGTGTACGCAGCCAAGCCCGACGCCATCCCGAACACCGGCAGCAAGGGCGCCGAGATCTACTCGCTCAGCGGCTCAAACACGACCCTGCTTTCCATCCAAGACAGCAACGTGGATGACATGCTGATGTACGTGATTGCCCGGGCCAACATGCGCCCCGGGTCGGCTTCCAGCGCAGACATGGCAGCCAAGGCCACGGCCATGTTCACCGGGTCCATCAATGCTCAGGTGCTTGCCATGACAGGCAACAACCCGAACCTGAAGATGCTGCCAATGGTGACGAACGTCATTGGCCAGGCTTCGTGAGGAAGCCATGACCATCGTTCTCTACGAGGAAACCGCGCTCAGCTTCGACGCGATCTACCCCTACGTGCTGCCCAGCGTGAAGGGCGCGGCTCTGCCGCTGGTGGACATCGCCATTGCCGAGGCCATGGCCGAGTTCACCCGCCGCACCCAGGTTTGGGAGGATGAACTCGACGTGTTCCAGACCGAGGAAGGCGCATCCGTGTATGAGGTGCCCTTGCCGGTAGACACGATCATCGCCAAGCTGATCGATGTGAACGTGGGTGCCCAGCAATACGCCCTCGTGAACCGGCGCGACGCGCGCCGCAACCGCCTGGACGGCATGACCAGCCAGACGGCCATGCTCACTGGCCAGCACCAGATCACCCTTTACCCGGTGCCCAGCACCGTGGTGGATGTGAGCACCGAGGCCGTGCTGTGCACCGAACTGACCGCCCGCAGCATCCCCGGCGTGCTGACTGAGTACCTGTCGGACCTGGCCCACGGGGTGCTGGGCCGGCTCATGGATCAGTCGGGCAAGGCCTGGACGGACCACCAGCAGGCCGCCACGAAGCTCGCACGCTTCAACCAGCGCATCAAGATCATTGGCTTGCGCACCTCGATCAATGCCAGCGCCTCGCGGCCCTGGAAAGAGCCGGACGCCTACTGAGACGCCCCATGAAGAAATACAAGTTCTTTCGCGAGGTGTTGCAAAACCAGTTTGGCAACATCTACAAGGGCGCCACGGTTCAGGTGCTGAATCTGGACAACTCGACTGCGCAGATCTACCTGGCGGCTGACGGTTCTGGCGGGCCGATTCCCAGCAGTACCGTACTGACCAACACCGACGGCGAATACTCGTTTTTCTCGCTGGACGGTATCTATTCGGTGACGGTTTCGATGGTGGGCTATCGATCGATCACGAAGCAAATCACCGTTGGCGCCGGCTATTTCGCCTACGAGGTGCAGGCCCAGCTTGACCTCACCGGCAAAAGCCTGTGGAACTGGCTGACCGATGCGCAGATCGCTGACGCCATGGCCGGCACCGCGCTCATCAGCATGCCTGCGGCCGTCAACCAGGCCGTCGCAGACACGGCCGCCAATGGGGACCGCCTGTTGGTTCCCAAGGGCATCTACCTCATGGACGGCCCATTCAAGCTGGTGTCGAACATGCGCATCAGATTCGCGCCTGGCGCCGTGCTGCTGCGGGCGTTCCAGCCAGCCACCGGCGTGTATGCCTTCGTGGATCAGGATGACCGCTACACCGACGTGACGGACATAGTTTGGGAGGGAGGCGAGATCCGCGGGGATGCCGCCTACACCTACTCGGGCAACGTCTTCGGCGGGCGCCTGCGACGCTTCCGCATCGATGACCTGATCATCAACTACTACGGGAAAAACGGGGTAGGTGGCCGGGCTTTCAACTTCGTGGGCTTCCAAGGGGAGATCAACCGGGCCCGCATCCTGAACCCTGCCCAGTTCATCGGTGTGGGCGGCTTCCGCATGCTGGGCGGCGAGGACGTGAAGGTCCGCAAGGCCATCGTCTATTCGGGAGACGACTGCTTTCAGTTCGTGCCTACGCTGAGCGGGCCCTACGGAAATCAGGACATTCGTAGGTCGCACTATGAGGACTGCTGGGGCCAGTCCTATGCCGCGAAGCTGTGCACCGTGGCGGACACCGACCGCAATGTCAACCTCAATTCGCCGCTGACCAACGAAATTGCCGATGTGGGTTTCACCCGCGTGCGTGGCATCCACTGGGCCAACGGCATCCAGATCGACGTGTCGGCCGACACCACCAAGGGCATCAAGAACGTCACATTGGAGGACGTGTGCCCAACCCAGGACAGCGGCCAGACCGGCACGTACTACAGCCTGCAGATCGTGGTGACGGACAACGCGAATTTCGCGTTCGCGGGCTATGGCCTGGATACCCTGCACATCAAGCGCGGGGAATACTCCAACGCCTACCACCAGGCGCTGAACGTCATTGACCAGACCACGACGGGGGCTGCCCACAAGATCAACGGGCTTTTCCTTGATGACGTGAAGCTGGGCAAGCCGCGTAGCACCGACCGCACGGCCGAGATTCAGGCCGGCAAGAACGTGCGCATCCGTGGTGGCCTGATCGAAGGCCATTCGGAAAGCCCCAGCGTGGTGAAGCTGGGCGGCACCACCAAGGCCCCGGCCGATGTGAAGATCGATGCGCGGATCACCAACATCGGTGGTTCGTCCATCGGTGGCCACGTGGCGACCGCCTGGGGCGTGCAGGTGTTCTCGGGCGACGCCATCCGCATCCTGAGTTCCTTCGAGCCCACCACCGACTACGCGACCACCGATGCCCGCGCCGTACAGGTGAACAGCGCCGGCACGAACGTGCTGGTGACGGGCTCCGACGTGACGAAGCTCACCGGATCGCCATTCACGGACCAGTCTTCGACCGGCACCCAGTTGAAGGCGGCGGCCAACCTGGGCGCAGCCGATTTGGGCTCCCCTGACCCGCTGCGCATGCCTGGCGCGAACTTCGTATGGGACGTGCCCTTGCCGCCCGTGGTGGAGGCGCTGGCCGCGCCGACGGCGATCGACACGCTGATGTTGATCCCGGTGTGGGTGCAGGAGCCACAGAAGATCGACAACCTGGGCATCCGCGTGACCACGGCCGGCGCGGGCAGCGCCTACAAGCTGGGCATCTGGAAGAACGGCACCAGGCAGCCCACCGGCACGCCGGTGCTGGCCGTGAACACCGGCGTGGCGACCACGGCCGTGGGCATCGCTCAGGCGACGTTCACCGGCGTGACCCTGCAAAAGGGCTGGTACTGGGTCGGCTTCGTCTTCACCGGCACCCTGCCCACCAACAAGGCTCTCGCCGCCAGCAGCCCGGCCATGGGCAACGTGGTGGGCGCTTCATCTTCCACCAACGCCCTGCCGGGCGGGCTCACTGCCGAGTTCGCCGGCCTGTCCGTGGCACAGCCGTACGCCAATGACATCAGCACCCTGGACCTCACCTCTGCCACCTTCACCCGCCTGACGGCCGCGGCCGTGCCCATTCCAACCTGGCGCGTGAACAACAACTGAAGGACATCGCCATGTCGGAACCGATCAACACCAGCGACGAGGCCGTCAAAAGCGCCATCAAGGAGGCAATCCGCGAATGGCTCGATGCCCAGTTCGCGACCTTCGGCAAGTGGACGCTCATGGGCCTTGCCAGCGCCGGCATGGCCGCGCTTCTCTACTTCACCCTGACGAGTGCCGGCTGGCACAAGTGACCACCACCCACCCAAGGAGCAACGCCATGCGCATGCGACACCTGTTCATCCTGATCGGCTCACTGATCGTGCTGGCCGGCCTGTTCATCACCGACCCCGACGGCGGCCGGGCCACGAGCATCTGGTTGCTGAGCCTGGGCAGCGGCGTGCTGGCCGTTGGCTTCGCGCACTACGGCCGCAAGGCCCTGCACGACTACCCCGAGGCGAACTTTCAGCGCCTGCTGGGCAAGGCCTCCGAGCACCCCATCGGCGCCGGCCTGGCCTGCATCGCCCTGGCCATCGTCTTCCAAGCGTTGACGGGCTTGTTTCACGTCGCCCACGCCCAGGACGTGCGCACGTTCGTGCCACCTGCCGCGGCGCAGCATCTGCCAACCCTGCGCGCCGACATTGACCAGGCATGGCCCGATCACCCGCTGCGTGAGGTGCTGCCCGCCCTGATCGAGCACGAAAGCTGCATCAGCCTGAAGCATTCGCGGTGCTGGTCGGCCACGAGCCGGCTGCGCACGGCGCGCGAGGAAGGCGCCGGAATGCCGCAGATCACCCGCACCTTCAACCCCGACGGGTCCGTGCGCTTCGACTCGCTGGCAGCGATGCGCGATCGACACCCCGAGCTACGCGCGCTGTCCTGGGCCAACGTCTATTCCCGGCCGGATCTGCAACTGCTGACCGTGGTGCTGATGAACCGGGACAACTTCAGGGCCCTGGCCACCATCAGGTCACAGGATGACCGCCTGGCGATGACCGATGCCGCCTACAACCAGGGCGCCGGCGCCGTGCAGCGCGATCGGCGCCTGTGCCAGATCACCCCCGGCTGCGACCCGCAGCGGTGGTGGGGCCACGTGGAACGCACCTGCACGGCCAGCCACGCGGCCCTGTACGCCGGCCGGTCGGCCTGCGACATCAGCCGGCACCACGTGGCCGACGTGCTGCGGGTGCGCTCGCCCAAATACCGGGGGCTGGTGTGAAGGGCGTCGCTTGGGGTGTGGTGCATCTGGCAGTGCTGGCGGCCGTGCTGCTGGGCCTGCGGTGGCATGCCTCTGTCCACCAGGCCCACGGCCGCGCCGAGGTGCAGGCCAAGTGGGACGCCGAGAAGATCCACCAGGCTGCCCAAGCCATCGACGACACCCAGCGCCTGCACCAGGCGCAACAGGAGATCCAACGTGTTGCCTCGCTCGCTCGCGCCCATGTGGACGCTGATGTTCGCCGTGCTGCTGATGTGCGCCTGCACGACGCCGCCCACGCCTTCGCCGGCCCTGTCCCCGGTCCTGCCGAACCTGTCGGACTCTGCGCGGCAGCCGACGCCCGGGCCCGAGTGCTTGCCGACGTGCTCAGCGAAGTTGACGACTTCGCGGGAGCAGTGGCGGCAGAGGCTGACCGGGCCCGCGTCGCCGGCATCGAGTGCCAGCAGTCCTACGACTCGCTGACCACCATTCACCCAGGAGAAACCAACCCATGAGCTTGCTTCGTGTACGGCGCGCCGCGCGCTTCATTGGAGAGTGGCTGAATGCCGCTGTCACCTACCTGACTGCTGACGCCTGGGGCAATCTGTCCATCACCGGCGTGCGCAACACCATGCGCGATGACTTCAACAATTCGGGTTCTGGCCTGAGCGCCGTGAATGCGACGCTGTGGGATGTGAAGCTGGACGCTTCAATGACCATGAGCGCATCTGGATCTGCGCTGAATATCGTTGGCGGAACAGTGGCCAACGTGTCCACGGTGCTTTTGTCCAAGCAGATTTTCACAGTGCCATTCCGAGGAATCCTGGGATTCCGGCAGAGCCAGGCCAAACAGGCGAACGAGGCCATCCGCATCGAGTTCGTGGCGATCAACGAAGACGGCACGCTTGACGAGAACAACAAGGTTTACATGGAAACTCCGCTGGCCGGCACCGGTTCCGTGCAGTATTCGCTGGTAACGGTTTCCGACGGCAACAGCTATTCGCAGACCGTCACGGGGCAGAGCATCAACACCATCGATGGTTTCTATGACCTGTCGGTGGACTGGGACCAGATCATCAGCGCCTACGGCACGCTGAACAGTTCGCGCACAGCCTCAATGCAGCGTGATCACATCCTCCCCGACGTGAACAAGGCCTACAAGTTGCGGGTTTCTGTCGTTCACGATGTTGGCTTTGCAGGCACCGCCACCACGTTCACCCTCTACTGTGCTGTCGCCATGGACATGACCGAGGTGCAGGCCGAAATCACCGGCAGCCGCGGTGGTGGGCCGGCTTTGAATGTGGCGCAGTTGCCTGGCGCTGTCTATCAGACCGTGGCAGGCTGCCTGAACGTGTCCACCAGCATGACACGGCCGGCCAACGTGACGCAGTACGCTGTGGGCCAGCTTGTGGCCAACAACACCGTCGCCGGCAGTGTTGTGCCGATTGCCCTGGCAAGCGTGCTGCGTGCAGCCAACACGCCAGCGACCATCCAGCGCCTGCGCCTGCGCAAAAGCGGCCCAATCCTGGCGGCCGCCACATTCCGGGTTCACCTCTTCGGCACCGCTGCACCCACCGTGGCCAACGGCGACGGCGCAGCCCTGTCCATGTCCAGTAGTGCCAACTACCTGGGCTATGCAGACATCAATCTTGACCAGGCATTTACCGATGGCGCCAACGGCAACACCAGCCCCTCCTTCGTGCCGATCATGGTGAAGGCCAGCGCGCAAACTGTGTGGGCGCTGCTGGAAGCCCGTGATGTCTATACCCCGCTCAGCGGTGAAGTGTTCACGCTGACCGCTGAAGTGCTGCAGGACTGACCCCATGCGACGCCGCCAGTACCCGCAGTCGAAGGCGGGCCCCACGCTCACTCTGGACTTTTTGAAGGGCACCATGCCTCCCGGCGGGACGTTCAGCCGGGCGAGCGCCGCGACCCGCGTCAATGCCGCAGGGCTGCTTGAGACTGTGGCGGCAAATGTGCCGCGACTGGACTACGACCCGGTGACGCTGGCGTGTCGTGGCTACCTGACAGAAGAAACCAGTGCAAATATGCTCACCGACACGGCTGGCGCGAACCGCGCAGTCGGAATCGGAGCGACGAACAACGGCGTCACATCGTCCGTTGTCGGCACCGGCACGGAAGATGGCATTGACTATGTGGATGTCCGGTTTGTAGGTACGCCGACCACCAACGCTGTCAGCGCAGATGGTGTGCTGTGGATGAATGGCACTAGCCGAATGGCTGTGTCAGAGGGCGTCAACTACACTATTTCCGCCTATTGCAGAAGGGTCAGCGGCACGGCGGTAATCCCTCAAATCTACTTATGTTGGGAGGCTGCTGGAAATACCTTCCTGTCGCTGGCGTCACTGAACCTCAGCATGACGGCATCGACATTGGCGAGGGATCGGCAGTGGATTACTGGTGCGGCACCAGCAACCGCGATAACGGCTCGCGTCGCTCTGGCGATTGGCGGGCTCTCAATTGGCGTTGCGTTGGACGTGACGTTGCGCATCGGTGGCGCACAGGTGGAGGCAAAAGGATTTCCGACAAGTTACATCCCGACCTATGGGCTATTTGCTTCTCGCAGCTTTGACCAACTCGCCTACCCCAAGTGGAGCGGGTACGCTGCCACGTCAGGGGCGTGGGCTATTGAATACGACCTACTCTCCCCGTACCAGGGCAATGCCCGCATTATCAGCAACGACGGATCAACTCATGCTGTGATTGGTCACGTCAGCGGTGGGTCTGCGGAAAGCTGGCAAGGTGGCGCGGCGGCTGTGACCGCAAACGCTGCCGCTAACTTCCTCACGCCAAATAGAGCGGCTGTCGCATATTGGTCGGGCGGACGCCGAATCTGCCTTAATGGCGGGGCGATTGCTAGTGACGCTGGCGCGATGTCGGTGGTGAACCAGGACATCAATATTGGCTTGGCTCGGGCGTCGAATTCCAATCACTTCAACGGCCACATCCGCAAGCTGACGTACTACCCCTACGCCGCCCCCGATTCCATGCTCCAAGCACTGACCCGGTAATGCATCCATGAGCCGCCTAACCATCACCGGCTTTCGCGGGGTGAACCTGGCACTCAGCCCGAAGAACCTGGCTGATGTGCAGGGCATCATCGCGGAGAACATCAAACCCACCCGCGGCGACATGCGGCCCTGGCGCGTGCCGCTGGCCGTGGCCACGGTGCCCGCGTCGCCTGCGCGGCAGACTCTGTGGCGCATGGGCCGAGACACGCCCAGCGACACGAACTACTGGCTGTCCTGGGCCGGCCGCGTCAACGTCATCCGGGGCTTCAACGCCTCGGACCCGACCGAGAAGACCTACTACACCGGCGACGGCACGCCGAAGTGGACCGACAACACCAAGGCCCTGGCCAGCGCACCCTATCCGACCGCCTGGCGCGAACTCGGCGTGCCCAAGCCGGCCACGGCCGCGGTGCTGTCCTTGACCACGGACGGCGCCACGGGCACGGCCGAGGATGTCTATGCGCTGGAGACGTTCGTCACAGATGCGGGCGAGGAAAGCTCACCAGGCCTGCCCTCGTCCAAGGTGACATGCAAGGCGGGCGCACTCCTGTCCCTGACCAGCCTGGCCGCGGCACCCTCGGGCAGCTACGGCGTGAACCGGCGCCGGATCTACTGCACCAAGGTGGGCGACAGCGCAACGAACTACTACCTCGCGGCTGAGGTGGCCATTGGCACCACGACGGTGGCAATCAACACGGCCGCGCTGAATGATGTGCTGGCCACCGAGGGCTGGGCCATGCCACCGGCCGACGGGCACAGCCTGTGCGCCCTGTGGTACGGCATGGCGGCGATGCTCTCCGGCAAGTCGCTGCGATTCTGTGTGCCCGAAACGCTCTATGCGTGGCCGACCAGCTACCGCATGCTGCTGAACGACACGGGCGTGGCCCTGGCCACCTTCGACCAGACCCTTGTGGTGCTGACCACGGGCAAGCCCTACCTGATCCAAGGCCAAGACCCGCAGGCGATGTCGCAGATCCCGCACTCGATCGACCAGGCCTGCGTGTCGGCCCGGTCGGTGGTGTCGCTGGGCGACATGGTGGTGTGGGCGTCGCCCGACGGCCTGTGCAATGCCAGCAACGCTGGCCATGGCGTTCTGACCCAGGGCATTGCCACCCGTGACGACTGGCAGGCCCTGAAGCCTGACACCATGGTGGGCTTCCAGTACGAGGGGGTCTATGGGGCCTTCTTCAACGACGGGAGCGGCCTGCGGGCGCTGCTGATCGACCCGCAGAACCCCAATGGCTTGTGGTTCCTGTCCACGGGCTACGAGGCGGCCGTGCGCGACCCGGTGACCGATGCGCTCTACGTGGAGTCGGCCGGGTCGGTGCAGAAGTGGGACGCAGGTGCGTCGCTGATGACCGCCCGCTTCAAGAGCAAGGTGTTCAGGCAGTCAGCGCCGGTGCTGTACGAGGCCTTCATGGTGGTGGCCGACAGCTTCAGCAACATGACGCTCAAGGTGTGGGCCGATGGCGTGCTGCGCATGACCCGCACCGTGACCCATGGGCGCCCCACGCGCATGCCTGACGGCTTCACGGCGAAGGAATGGCAAGTGGAGATCGACACCACGGACGCTGTGCAGGCGATCGTGCTGGCCACCGACATCAACGAGCTTGAGGAATGAGGAATGGACCGCTTCCGCGACCTTCCCACCATCACCCAGGCTGACATCAACAACCCCGCGTCGCTGGCGATGAAGCTGGCCGCGCTGGTGGAGAACGTGCGCATCCTGTGTGGCACGGCCGGCCCGGCTTCGATGCACGCCGTGAATCGCACTGGGCTGCAGGGCATCGGACTCGTGGACTCCGACGGCAACCCCACCGGGGCGGGCGGATCTGGCGACATTGACCTGACGCCGCCCCCCACGCCGACCGGCCTGGCCGCTGGTGGCGGCCTGACGCACCTGTTTGTGTCGTGGGACGCGCCCACCTACACCCAGGGCCACGGCAACGGCCAGACCAACATCTACGGGGCGAAGTACCCCGGCACAGGCGCGCTTCCCACCTTCGCGGACGCGGTGCTGATCGATTCCGAGGTCTTCGGCACCGACATCGCGGCCATTCCCAGCGAGCCCAACACCGAGTGGCACGTGTGGGCCAAGTTCCAGTCGCGCGATGGGGTGGAGTCGGTTGCGCCCGCTGGCGGCACCAATGGCGTGGTGGCGCATACCGGCGTGGACGTGAAGAACCTGCTGGACACGCTGACCAATGCCGCGCTCAGCCCGACCAGCCCGTACAGCCGCATCCTGTTCCGGGCTGATCTGTTCGCCGTGGGACCGGAACTGGAATTCAACCAAGAAGCCACGCCGACCGGAACGGCCGTGGGACAGCTTTGGTACAAGCCGTCGACCGGGGTCACGCAATCGTGGAGCGGCGCCGCCTGGACGCCGTTCAGCGTGCCCTTGCCGTTCATCATCAACACGCGCCCCACGGTCATCAACGGCGTGACGATCCCGGCCGGGGTCTACATGGACTCGGCTTTCATCTACGACCTGACCGCGGCCGTCGCGCGCATGGGCATAGCCTGGATCGACAGCGCGATGATCGCCAGCTTGTCGGCCAGCAAGCTCACGGCCGGCTCCATCAACGTCGGCGCCTACATCCAGTCCACCGGCTACACCGGCTCAGGGCACAACGAATGGCGCATCGACGGCAACGGCACGGCGCGCTTCTATGACTGCATCGTGTACGGCACGGTGTACGCCAATGCGGGATCGATCGGTGGCATCAGCATCTACTCGAACGCGATCGAGAGCAGCAACTACAACGGCACCTCGGCCGGGTTCCGCTTGGATGGCACGCTGGGCAAACTCTTCGCCTACAGCGGGGAATTTGGTGGCACCCTGGCCGTCAAGAGCGCAGCGTCAGGCCAGCGCACTGAAATCACCAACGCTGGCATCAAGGTGTTCAACAGCGCCGGCACCGAGGTCATCACCCTGGGCGTCTTCTGATGGCCGCGCCGCAGCTTGTGGTGCGCAACAGCGCCGGCACCATCACCTTCGATTCGCGCCTAGCCACCGAGGCGTGCGTGCTGGACGTTCTCACAGTTGCAGCCGGGGCGACTGGCACCTACACCTATCCCCTGTTTCCTGGCCGATCTGCCGTCACGCTCCTGGCCTACACACAGGTGGGGTGGGGTGTGACCGTGGATACCGCCCTGGGCTATCCGCGCGTGACAGTTTCGACACTGCCATTTGACCGGACCATCGTGGTGTTTGCGACATGACCAGCCCAGCACTGCGCATCGTCGGGCCATCCGGCACGCTGGTGGTGGACCGCAACGGCAGATCGCTGAACCTGCTGGGCAAGGTTCCTGCCTCTGCGGCCGTGGTGACGCAGGCTTTCGGGTCTTCAGGCACGGGCATCGGGCGCCGGGCTGGCTACAGCGAATACACCTTCACGGCCAGCGCGGGCCAAGTGCCGGTCCTAGCCTTCGTGGGCATGCAGCCTGGCAAGGTGGTGTCGTCAGTCTCCCAGCACATCAGTGGGTCCACGATGACGGTACGGGTGTATTGCGGAGGTTCTCCCACTGATTCGGATGGACTGCAGCAGCAGTACGCCACGGACGTGTTCATCTTCGGCATGCTGACCTCGGCAACAGGCACCGTGGGGCTGAAGATGAAGAACGATGCTGGCGTTCTGACGCATGTGTTCACTGACACGGACGGGCCGCCGCTTTTCCCTCGGGGGCGCGTGAGCGAGGCTGGTGTCGTGATCGACCTGGGTACGACGCGGACCATTCCGGAACTGACCTATCCGGCCATCTGCGGCAGCCCGACGCACTTTGAAGAAACCAGCGCGGCAGATGGTGCGCTCTACAGGGTGACGAATTGGCTTTTCGGATGGGTGTGGAACGGGTCCACGGGCTTGAATCTGGATAGCTACCGAAGTCAGGTTTTCACCAATGACGGGCCGCTGATAGAAAGCTGGCCCAGCCCGTCAGAGACGATTGTCATCGACGCCAACGGTCTATGAGCAGATCCCGGCAGGGATTGAGTTTTTGGACTTCGCTGCTATGGTTTTTCGAGCCTTCGCCCGTCTGCCATGCCGACCTTCAAGTCTCCTTCAACGCTGCGGCGAACCCTCGCCTCCCTGCTTGGCACCACGCTGACGCCGGAGGCTGCCGCCGCAATCGAGGTGGCGGCGCAGACGGTGGATGATCACTCGATCGACGCCGGCCAGTTCGAGCCCCTGGAGCAGTACGGCTACATCTACCGGATTGAACCCTTCCCCCAGGTGCTGCCTGAACTGCTGGGCCTGCATGCCCTGCACTTCGCAGAGACAGAGCGGTACCGCCATCACCAAGGCCTCGCGCCCGACTACGACGCGATGCGCATTGACTGGCTGCGCGGCGCGCTGTTGCAGTTCACGGTGCGGCACCAGGACGACGGGGCATTGGTGGGCAACCTGCGCCTGTACGTGCGCAAGAGCCGCCACACCGGCGCACTGGTGGCGACCGAGGACACGCTTTTCATGCACCCCGACCACCGGCAGGGCTTGAAGTCCATCACCCTCCTGCGCTACGCGGAGCAGTGCCTGCGGCGCCTGGGCGTGGTGGAGGTGCGGGCCGACTCGAAGTTAGCCGCCCAGCGGCCCAACGGCAAACACAGCGCAAGCAGCTTGATGCGGCGCCTGGGCTATGAGCCCGTTTCAATCCAGCACGTGAAGATTTTGGAGGCCTGATATGTGCTCTGACGCACCCGACACCAGTGGTATCAACGCGGCGGCCGTTGATTCGGCCGCCCTGGGCCACGAAGCCCTCGACTTCTACAAGGGCGAGGTGCAGCGCACCCAAGGCCAGCGCGACCAGGCTGCGCAGACTGCACAGGAAGTCTCTCAAGCCCAGCTTGAGACGATGAAGACGCAGAACGACCTGGCCAAAGACTACGCGGACTACAACAAGACCACGTACCGGCCGCTTGAGCAGCAGATCGTCAAGGAGGCGCAGGCCTACGACACGCCCGAGCGGCAACAGGCGGCGGCCGACCAGGCGACGGCCGACGTGCGCGCCGCGTCGAACCGGGCCACGGCTTCAACGGCCCGCACCCTGGCCCGCATGGGCTATGACCCGACGGTGGATGCCACGCAAGCTGCCGTCGATGCGTCCCGCGCCGAGGCCGGCGCCGCCACGGGCGCGCGCCGCACGGTGGAGGCGACCGGACGGGCCTTGCGCTCTGATGCCGCCAACATGGGCCGTGGCCTGGCGAGTTCGCAGGCCACGGCCATCCAGACCGGCACCAACGCCGGCACCGCAGCCGTGGGTGCTGCCGGATCTGGCGTGAACATCAACCAGTCCGGGGCCGGCCTGATGCAGGCTGGCTACAGCACCGCGCTGCAGGGCAACCAGACCGCAGGCAGCCTCTACAGCCAGCAGGCCAACATCCAGCAGCAAGCCAGCGGCATGGACCTGGGCGGCCTGGGCAGCCTGGCAGCCGGTGGCGCCAAGCTTTACAGCGCCTTCGGCAGCGACAAGAACATCAAGAAGAAGACCGGCCGGATGATGGACACGGCCGAGGCCCTGGAGGAACTGAACGACCACCCGGGCACCGACAACGAACCGGACGAGGGCGAGCCCACCACGCCGGCCGATCAACTGGCCGCGACCGTGGCCACGCCCGTGCACAAGGGCTGGCAGTACGACCCCGCCAAGGGTGGGCCGGATGACGGTGGCCAGCCGCATGACGGCCCGATGGCCCAGGACGTTCAACGCAACTTCGGCGGCCGTGCTGCGCCACGCGGCCGAATGATCGACCCGATCACGATGAATGGGCACCTGATGGGTGCGGTGCAGCAACTGGCCAAGCAGGACAAGGCCTTGCTGTCCACGGTGCAGGCCTTGTCCAAGCAAGTGAAGGGCCTGAGCGCCCGCATGGGAGCACGGTAATGGGTGTCTTGCGTGGGCTGGCAGCCCTGGGCTACATGGTCAATGGCGCGGCCGACGGCCTGGCCGCAGGTGAGCGCGAGAAGGCGCAGAAGGAGGAGCAGGCATTCCAGCGCGGCCAGCGGGCGCGAATGGTTGACCAGCAAGGCCGGGATGACCGGCTGCGCGATGACCTGGCCGACGCGACGGCGCCAGTGCAGGCCAAGCAGGTGCAGCAGGACGGCGAGTTGACCGTTGGTGCCAACGGCCCCGAGATCGCCCAGGGCGACCAGTGGCGCACGGCCGGCACCAACTACCCGACCCAGGACGCCGCCGCTGCGGCCGTGCCAGGTGCCAGCACGCCGACGGCGCGTGCTGGGCGCATCCAAGGCGCCTACGACCGCGCCGGCCGGCCGCTGGATGGCATGCAGGCCCGCATGACCTCGCTGCAGGGCGACGCGGCCGAGAAGCAGCTTCAGGACAGCGACGAGGCACGCGGCCATCGCAAGTTCTTGCAGTCTGCCGCCACTTCGTTCGCAGAGGGCGGTTGGGCCGGATTCTCGAAGTTCGCGACCGACCAGTACCACGACGGCAAGATCTACACCGCCCAGGAGGACGGCAAGGGCGGCGCGACCATCATCGCGACGGATGACCAGGGCAAGGAGCTTGGAAAGCAGACCTTCAAGAGCCCCGAGGACGCGATCATGCTGGCCGCAAGCAAGGCGGACCCGACGAAGTGGGCCGAGTGGAGCGCCGGCCGCAAGGACAAGGAAGCCGACCAGGCCTACAAGACCCGCCATCTGGACATCCTCGAAAAGGACGTGCAGAGCAAGGGCGATCTCCGGGCAGCCCAGGCCGATGCAGCCGGCGCCCGCGCTGAGGCCGCTGCGCTGCGCGCCCGGCAGGGCGGCATGGTGGCGCCCACTGCGCCCGCGCCGGTGTGGGATGCCAAGGCCGACGAGTTCTTGCAGAAGCGGTACACCGTGGCCGACCCGACAACGGGCGCGCTGCAGGTGGACGGCCAGGGCCTGCAATTCGCCAAGGCGGTTGCAGTTGGCCGGGCCCGGTCCAACGGGGGCGACTTCACCTCGGCCCTGGGCTATGCCTTCGACATCGACAACGCCCTGAAGGCCAAGGCCGGCAACGACCCCGAGAAACTGCGCGCGCTGCGCAATGACGCCATGGCGCGCATGCAAATGCCCGCCGCACCAGCCGCGGCGCCGGCTACCACCGATCAGTCTCCAGCCCGGACTCCGGCTGCGCCGCCAGCACCTGCACCCGCCGCCGCTCCAGCGCCGTCGGCCCGTATGCCGGCACAGACCGGCGACAAGGTGCTCAACGCGATCAACGATCAGCGCATCGCCCAACTGGGCGAGGCACAGAAGAAGCTGGACGCTGCCAGGCAGATGCTGGCCGCCGCGGCGCCGTCGGGCGATCAACGCTCGATCGCGCACTACACCCAACAGATCAACGCGGCTCAAGCCGAAGTCGATCGCCTGTCGAAGTGAGCCCCATGGCCAAGAAGACCTCTGCACGCATGCCGGCCAAGTATCTGACCGACCCGGCGCCGGATCTGAACTTCCAAGCCCTCGAAGACTTCGCCTTTGCGCCGGCGCCGCCCCCCGAGCCCAAGCGCACCCTGGGCAGCACGCTGGCCGATGTGGGCATCAGCGCGCTGAAGGGGGCGATCGGCGTGCCCGAGGCAGCCGTCGGCCTGGCTGATGCGGTGACGGGTGGCCAGGTGGGCAAGATCCTGGAAAACGAGGGCGGCATGGTGGGCTTCCGGCCCAAGCAGGCCCGGATGATGCTGGAAGACCAGTATTCAGAGCCGCAGAAGCAGGCCTTCCGTAAGGTGCAGGACGCACACGGCATCGTGGACACGACCGTGGCCGCGTTGCAGAACCCGTCGGTGCTGGCCCATTCGGTCATCGAGTCCGTGCCGTCGATCGGCGCTGGTGGCGTGGTGGGCCGCGGTGCTGTGGCCCTGGCCCCTCGCCTGGGGGCGGCCGGCGCCGGTGCGATCGGTGAGGGCGTGGTGTCGGCCGGCCAGACGGCCGAGCAGATCCGGCAGGCTTCGCCCGACGGCACCATGAGCCTGGAGCAGGGCGCGATCGCGCTGGGCTCCGGTGCCCTGACGGGTGCCCTGTCACTGCTAGGCGGCCGGGTGGCCAAGTCCCTGGGCATCCACGACGTGGACACCATGGTGGCGACTGCCGCGCGCAGCCCCGAAGTGTCCAAGGGCGTGGTGCGCCGCGTGCTGGAGGGCGCTGCGTCCGAGGGCTTGCTTGAAGAACTGCCGCAGTCCGTTCAGGAACAGGTGGCGCAGAACTACGCCACGGGCAAGCCGCTGGATGAAGGCGTTGACCAGGCCGCGGTGCTGGGCACGCTGACCGGTGGCGCCATGGGCGCCGCTGCCAACGTGATGTCGGGCCGTGGCCATGCGCCGCAGCCCATGGGCATGCCCCCGGTGGGCACCATCATGCCGCCGCCGCCTGCCGCGCCGGTGGCGCCACCTGCCGGGCCCATGGGGCGCGCCGTGCAGGCCGGCCAGGCTGTCGGTGCTGTGCCGCCGAATGTGGTGCCAGGCGCCCGCATGGCGCCCGCCGCGCCTGCCGCGCCGGCTGCCCCCGTGGCGCCGCCGCCCAACACCAACCCGGCAACCGGCGAGATTCTGGCGCCCACCGAGGTGCCCACGACCGACGGACCCGACGGCTCGCAGCGCGGCACCTTCGCGACCGAGCAGGAAGCCCGCGACTACATTTCTGCCGCGCGCCGCAAGCCGCGCAATGCCGCCATTCAGGCCGAGCCGGTGCAGCAAGAGGACGGCCGCTGGACGCTGGCCCTGCCAGGCGAGCCAGGCCACTCGAAGCAGGAAGCCCAGGCCACGACGCCGCTGGCACCCCGCGAGGACACGGACATCCTGACCGCTTCGGGCAAGCCTTTTGCCACGATGGGATCTGCCCGCGCGAAAGCTGGACAACTGGGCCCCGATCATCAACCCGTAGCCGTCGATGGCGGCTTTGTCGTTCGCAAGAACGGGAGCGTGAGCAATGCCAACAGTGCCACCCAAGCAGGACCGACGGATGCTGCCGGAGTGGCTGGTTCAGCCAGTGACGGAGAAGGTGGTGACGTTGCAGGAGGCGTGGCACCTGTCGGCGCTGATCGAGGACAAGCGCCGACCTCCGAAGCACCTGATGACGGCACTGGGCAAGCTGTACCTGTGGCTGATGCAGGCGGACAAGGGCGAGACGGTGCACTGAAGCACAAGTTGCCGGCCGACCTGACCGGCGCCAAGCCCCGCTACAACTACGGCGGCAAGGCCTTCACGCTGAAATTCGAGGACGATGCCGACCGCGCCGCCTACATCACGGCGCAGAACACGCCATCGAAGCGCGATGCCGACTACCTGGGCTTTGCGCGCGAAGCGACGGGCCTGGACGATGCCGGCGTGCGGGCCCACGGCGCCAAGGTGCGCGACGCCATCAAGGCCATGGCCAAGGATGCCGACGCGGGCGAGTTGACCGTGCCGAGCATGGCTCAGGCCAAGCCGCCCGTTCACACGCCGATCGACGCGGCTGCGCACCAGGCAGCCCCCAGCCCGCACAACGACCTCCGCGAGCCGACCGAGGCCGAGAAGGAAGCCGGGAACTACCCCAAGGGTCACATGCGCCTGGCGGGCATGGATATTTCGATCGAGAACCCGCAGGGTTCCGTGCGCCGCGGTGTCTCGCCTGACGGCAAGGCCTGGGAGAACACCCTGCATGCCCATTACGGCTATGTGAAGGGCACGCTGGCCAGCGACGGCGACCACTCCGACGTGTTCGTGAAGCAAGGCACGTCCGAGGACTGGGCCGGCACCGCCTACGTCATCGACCAAGTGGACCCGAAGACGGGCAAGTTCGATGAGCACAAGACCGTGCTGGGCGTGGATTCGGAACAGGAAGCGCGCGAGATCTACCTGAAGAACTACGAGCCAGGCTGGAAGGGCCTGGGCGCCATCACGGCCCTGCCGGTGGCATCCTACAAGTCATGGGTGGCCGACGGCGTGAAGGACAAGCCCCTGGGCGACATCGGCAAGAAGAGCGACGGCGCCACTCCCCCCGCCGCAAAGGGGGAGCCAACCGACCAAGGAGCCAAGCATGGCGAAGAAGAACGGCGGCAAGAAACGCTGCTGAGCGGTGAGGCGCAGCCGGGTGAAGGCACGACGAAGGCTGCGCCTACCCATCCCACCATCGAGCACGTGACCGGCAAGGGCAAGACCCTGCGCGGCATCGTGCGCACGGACCTGAACGAGAAGCAGGCCCGGGAGATTGACAGTGGCACGTTCCGCAAAAACGGCGGCTGGTTCCTCCGACAGGAGCGATACGACGCCCACGAAGCCAGCACCAGCGCCCAGGGCGATCAAGCGCCAAAGGCAGAGGCAAGCGATGGAGGCGAACGACCGTCCGGAACTGCTGGAGTTCCCGGAACCGGAGGCGCCCAGGTTCAAGCCGATGGGGTGAAAAGCTCCGACCAGACGCCGGCCCTGAGCAGCGCGGATCTGATGAAGGAGCGCATCAAGAAGGACAGTGCCGCGCGTAAGGCGGCAGAGGCTGCCGGCAATGCCGCCTACCAGGCGGGGGACGATCGCCGGCCGCCCGACTCGATGGAGAAGCCCAGCGAGCGCGAGGCGTGGCTGAAGGGGTATGACACCGCGGCGCCGGTGGAGAAGGCCCCGAAACCAGCCTCAGCGCCCATTGCTGGCGGCTCAGGCGCCCGAGTGTGGGACGAGTCGAACCCCGAGAATCGCCGGCTGCTGTTGAAGGACGCCGGATACACCGACGCCGACCAGGCGCGCGGGCTGTCCGGCACCGCCTGGAACCAATTGACCGACCCAGTGCGAACGGCCCTGTTGGCGAGCCACGGCCGCCGCAACCCGGCGCCTACCAACGCACCGCCATCACCGGCCGCCGCCGCCGTGGGCGAGAAGGACAAGGACGGCAACACCATCATCGGACGCCGCACCGATGGCACCATGATCCGCACCGACAAGAACGGCGTGCGCTGGTATGCCAAGGATGGCGCCCGGATTTTCGAGCGTGTGGAAATGCGGCCGACCCGTGAGGGCGTGCAGGTGGCCAAGGGTGTGCTGACGCCTGAGTTCATGACGGCAGAGGAAGAGGCAGCGCAGGCCCCCAAGCCGGCCCCAGTGGTCAGCGAGAACAAGATTTTCACCGAGGACGCCGCGGCCAAGGCGCGCGAGTTGCTGCGCCGCAAGCTTTCCGGGTCGCAACTGAACAGCGGCATCGACCCCGAGATTCTGCAGGCCGGTATCACTCTGGCCGGCTACCACATCGAGAAGGGCGCCCGCACCTTCGCGGCCTACGCCAAAGCCATGGTTGGCGACCTGGGCGATTCGGTGAAGCCGTACCTCAAAAGCTGGTACATGGGCGTGAAATACGACCCGCGCGCCGCGGATTTTGCAGGCATGAGCAGCGCGGCCGAGGTGGAGTCGGCATCCCTGGATGTGGGGGACGAAGCCCCGGCCGGCCCGGTTGAACCTGGCACGGCGAAGGCGGACAATGGGGGCCTGGAGGCCTCAACCGATGAGCAACGCACTACCGACCAACTGGGTGAAGGCGATCAAGGCCAAGGCCGCGGCGCTGCTGGACGACGAGGATCACCTGCACAACAACCTGATGCACAAGAGCATCCTGGCGACCTGGCAGAGGGAAAGCCCGCGGATGTGGGCGAGCCTGACCTCTTCGGGGGTGACGGAAGCACTGGCGACGGTGGCGCAGGCGGAAATGTGGGACCGGCAGGACGAACTTCTCCGCAGCGGGATGCCGGTGACGGACGCCCGCGAGGTGGCCGAGCGGGAGTGCCTGATGCTGGAGCCCGAGGACGAGGACGAGGCAAGGGCAAGCAAGCTGAGCGCGCTGCAAAGCCTGCCCCTGTAGATCCCAAGACGGTCAGCCCGGCCAACACCGGGCCGGCCGATTTCGTCATTGCCGACCCCATGCGGATCGTCGGCGGTGGCCAGGTGGCACGCTTCGACAAGAACAAGGCGGCGATCGAGCTTCGCAATGCCCTGATCGAGGCCGGCCGCAAGCCCACCCGAGAAGAACAGGAAGTGCTCGCCGGCTACACCGGATGGGGCAGCTTCGGGCAGGAACTGTTCAAAGGCACCTGGGACAAGCCCAACCCCAAGGAGGGATGGCAGGCCCGGGATGCCTGGCTGCGCGACAACCTGGGCCGCAGCGAGTGGGCAGGCCTGCAGACCAGCATCATCAACGCCCACTACACGGACCCCCCGACCGTGCTCGCCATGTGGAACATGGTGCAGCGCATGGGCTTCACCGGTGGCCGGATGCTGGAGCCGTCCATCGGCATCGGCAACTTCTACGGCATGACGCCGGTGGAGATCGCGGCGCGCAGCCAGCGCGCGGGCATCGAGCTTGACGAGGTGACGGGCAGCATGGCGCAGATGCTGTACCCGCAGGCGAACATCCAGATCAAGGGCTACGAGAAGTCCACCACCCCGGACAACTTCTATGACCTCGTGATCGGCAATTGGCCGTTCAGCGAAATCAGCCCGGCCGACCGGCGTTACAACCGCCTGTCGCCCACGCTGCATGACTACTTTTTCCTGAAGGCGATCGACCAGACTCGACCGGGCGGCCTGATCGTGGGCATCACGACCAAAGGCACCATGGACAAGAAGGGTGTGGGCGCCCGGATGGAAATGGCCCGCAAGGCTGAACTGGTGGCGGCATTCCGGCTGCCAAGCGGCGCCTTCGAGGAATACGCCGGCACCAAGGTGGTGACGGACATCATCATCCTGCGCAAGCGTGAGAAGCCCCTGGGCATGGTGGACCAGGAGGGCTGGATCGAGGTGCGGGACCATGACACCCCGGAAGGCACCAAGGTGCCGGTCAACGAGTATTTCCACCGCAACCCGAAGCACGTGATCGGCACCATCGACTACGGCCACGGCACCACCACCTTCCGGCCTGGCCTGATCGTGAACCGGCCGGCCGACATGATGGGTGAGTTGAGCCGCATCGTGGATCTGGTGCCCGAGGGGGTCTATCAGGCCAGCACCACCACCAAGCACATCAGCTACGTCGCGAACCACACCAGCGACCGCACGAACGCCCTCGTGAAGACCGAAAACGGCTTCTTTGTGGTGGCGGGTGAGTACCTGGCGCCGGCCGATGAGGTGGTGAAATACACCGTCAAGGACAAGGCCAAGACCGAGAAGCGCGAGGCTGAACTGGGCGCCCTGATCGACATGCGGCGCCTGTACGGGGCCCTGATCGACGCTGAGCGCGCCGGCGATGCCGACGGCCAGCGAAAGGCCTTGCGCGAGGCCTATCACGCCTTCGTGGTGACGCACGGTGCGCTGACGGACAGCTTTGGCCTGGGCTACCTGCGCCGGATTGATGACCCGTTCTATCCGGCCCTGGCCGCCCTGGAGTTGAAGGGCGAGGGGGGAGCCTACCGGCCCGCGGCCATCCTGACCGCCAGCACCATGCGGGGCGCACCTTCGATGAAGGAGCCCAGCATCAGCGACGCCTTCGTGCTGTCCCGCAACGAGTCGGTGAACCCGACCCCGGCCCGCATTGCGGAGATCGCCGGCAAGTCTGAGGAAGAGGTGAAGTCGGCCCTGATCGAGGCCGGCGCCGTCTTCGAGCAACCCAATGGGGACTTCACGCCCTCTGACATCTACCTGTCGGGCAACGTGCGCGAGAAGATGCGCGAGGCCAAGAACGCGCTGGCCGAGGGCAACCAGGCCATGCAACGCAACATCGATGCGTTGGAAAAGGTCATGCCGCCCGATGTGCCCTACTACAAGATCGAGACGCAGATGGGTGCCACGTGGGTGCCCAGCCAGGCCTATGCCGATTTCATCGCGCATGCCCTGGGCATGGATTCATCTGCAGGCATCGAGGTGTCATTCAAGGGTGGCGCCTGGGCGATCAACTTCGACAGCGCGCTGAACAGCCGCCCACAGGCCCGCAGCGGCTTCGGCACCGAGCATGTGCCCTTCAAGCGGCTGGTGCGCGCCGCGATCGCCAACCAGACCATCAACGTCAAGCGCAAGGACAGCGATGGCGTGGAGTTCATTGATGAGGAAGCGTCCAATGAGGTGAACGTGCGCATCGCTGACATGCGCACGAAGTTCGGTGAATGGCTTTGGCAAGACCCGACCCGGTGCGTCCAGTTGGAGGCGGAATACAACGATGTGCGCAATGCCTACGCCACGCCGATCTTCGACGGGTCTTTCCTGGGCTTCCAAGGCATGTCCCTGAGCCTGGGCCGTGGCCCGTTCAACCTGCGCGAGCACCAGGCCAATGCCATCTGGCGGGCCATCGTGACGCGCAAGAGCCTGAACGCGCATGAGGTGGGCACCGGCAAGACCTTCACCATGGGTGGCATCGCGGTGGAGTCGCGACGCTACGGCATCGCCAAGAAGCCCATGCTGTTCGCGCACAACGCCAACAGCAAGTCGGTGGCGCACGAGATCCAGATGATGTACCCGGCTGCCAAGGTGCTCTATGTGGACAACCTGAACAAGGAGAACCTGAAGACTCGGATGATGCAGATCGCCAACGATGACTGGGACGTGGTGGTCATGCCCCATTCGGTCATCGACAACATCGGTTTCAAGGAAGAAACCTTGATGGCCATGGCCCAGGAGGAACTGCTTGAACTGGCTGTGGCGGCCGAGGAGGCGGCCGACGAGGACAACGTGACCATCACCAGCGGTATGTGGGAAGACGAAAAGGAGTTGAACAAGCTCCGCAGCGTCACCGCGAAGCAGTTGGTCAAGCAGCGCCTGAAGATCATCACCACCATCCAGAAGCTCGCGATGCGGGCCAGCAAGGATGGGTCTGTCTCGTTCGAGGACATGGGGGTGGACATGATCCTCGTGGACGAGGCCCACGAGTTCAAGAAGCCCCCCATTGCGACCAAGATGAAGATGAAGGGCCTGCAGACGCAGACCTCAAACCGCTCCATCGCGATGATGTTCCTGGCCAAGTACGTGCGCAGCATGAACAACGGCAGGAACGTGCACCTCTTCACCGGCACGCCGATCACGAACACCCTGACCGAGGTGTTCCACATGATGCGGTACATGATGCAGGAGGAAATGAAGGAGGCGGGTTTGTCCGACTGGGATGGTTGGTTTGGTTCCTTCGCCCGGGAAGTCAACGACGTGGAGTTGACCCCCACGGGCGAATATGAGGCTGTGACCCGGCTGCAGGAATTCATCAACGTGCCCGAGTTGCGCCGAATGATCGGGCAATACATGGATGTCGTCTTTGCTGACGATATGCCAGAGATGCAGCCCCGCGAGGTGAACGGAAAGAAGCTGTCCGACAAGACCCTGACCGAGGCAGAGCGCGCGGAACTGCTGAACGGCCGCACCGAGAACGCACAGGACCGGCCCTACAAGAAGGTGGTCAACAAGTCGTCGGACATGACGCCCGATCAGATGGAGGTGTTCAAGAGGGTTCAGGGCTACGCGAAGCGGTGGAAGTCCATGAGCAGGAAGGACCGCAAGCAGGCCATGCTGAGCGGCAGCCCCGAATCACCCATCGTGCACGAGGGCATCGCGGCCAAAGCCTCGTTCGACGTGCGCTTGGTGGAGGCGATCGAGAACGCCGGCAAGGAGGGAACGCCCGAAATGGCGCCCCACCCCAACAGCAAGCCGGCCCGGGTGCTGAACAACCTGCTGGAGATCTACCACGGCGACCAGCGCACGACGCAGGTGGTGTTCATGGAGCAGGGCATGTCGCAGTCCGTGACCCGTTCCATGGGGCCCGTCGGCCAAAAGCGTGATGTGCGGTTCCCCGCCTTCTCGACGGTGGTGGACATGATCGAGCGTCTGGTTCAGGCCGGCGTGCCGCGTGACCAGATCGCCCTTGTGAACGGCAGCACCACCAAGGACGAGCGCAAGGTCGTGGCCGACAAGATGAACGAGGGCAGCATCCGCATCGTGTTCGGGTCCACCGACTCACTGGGGGTGGGTGTGAACATGCAGCGCAACCTCCGCGCGATGCACCACATAGACGCCCCCTGGATGCCTGGCGAACTGGAGCAGCGCAACGGCCGCGGCCATCGGCAGGGCAACCAGTGGAACACGGTGCTGGAGTACCGCTACCTGACTGACCGGCTGGACGGCCGCCGCTGGCAGGTGCTGGCGATCAAGCAGCGTTTCATCACCAATTTCATGAAGTTCAAGGGGGATCTTCGCGTCATCGAAGTTGATTCAGACAGCGAAGAGGGCGGCGACATCCTGAGCACCTTCTCGGAGGCTGCGGGCGATCCGCGCATTTTGGTGCGGGAGAAGCTGAAGAAGAAAATTGAACAGCTTCGGAGCCGCGAGCGGATACACGGCCAGGCTGTTGCCGATGCCCTGCGAACGGTGGACTCGGCCAAGCAGAGCGCGGCGAGCGCCCGCCGCAAGTTGCAGGATCTGCAAGAGCAGGGCATCAAGGCCAAGCTCTCGGCGCTGATCGATGCCCAGGCGGGCAACGGCTTCCGCATGACGCTGGGCGACCTGACATTTACCGACCGCGCCGAGGCTGCCGAGCAGGCGCCGGTGTGGATGGCTGGCCACCTGCGCCTGGGGCAGGAAATCACTGAGGTGGGCACCTTCGGTGGCGAACCGCTCTACGCTCTGTGGCATCGCTATTCAAACCGGCCTGACTTCCGCCTGATGATCTCCGGCCAGACCATCGAGTCCAACGGCGACAGCGTGCGCAGCCTGGAGGCGCAGCTTCGCAACCGCCGCGACGATGTGGAATCGGATCAGGAGAGTGTGATTCTCCGGGCCGATGAACGCCGCCAGCACGCCGAGAAGGTGTCGCAGGAGCCGTTCCACCTGATCGACCAGTTGGTCAAGCTGACCAAGCAACTGAAGGATCTGGAGCAGGACATTGCCGTGAACCCCGTGGCGCCGCCGTACTGGCTGCGCAACGGTGCACCGATAGACACCGAGTTGTTCCGCGACGGTCAGTCGTTCGTGGTGACTGGGCACCGCTGGACAGACGATGGATGGTTCGTGCTGGCCCGCGACGAGAAGGGCGAGACGGTCATCCCCTACATGCAGGCCCAGGATGCCCAGGGCATGCCGTTGTACGAAGAACACGAGTTCGAGCCCCCAACGGTGGACACCGAGAGCAGTGTGCCGACGAAGCCAGGCGACGCCCCGGCTATGTCCCGCTCCGGCGCGGCGCCGCAGGGCCTGAGCGCGGACACGGTGCGCGCCGAGGCGGCCCGCATCGCCCAGCACTGGGCCGGCGCCCCGGAAATCATCACGGTGCGCTCCATGCAGGATGCGGCCGTGCCCGATGCCATCCGCAGCGAGGATGCACGCCAGCGCAGCCAGGGCGCCACGGGCAACCCCGAGGGCTTCTACTTCGCCGGCAAGGTGTACCTCGTCGCGCCCGAGTTGCCGACGGCCGATGACGTGCGCCGGGTGCTGTTCCATGAGGCCCTGGGGCATGCTGGCCTGCGCGGCGTGTACGGCAAGGGCCTGGCGGACATCCTGGACCAGCTTGCAGCGGCCCGGGCGCCCGAGGTGAAGGCCAAGGCCCAGGCCTACGGGCTGAAGTGGGAGGTGCTGGAGGACCGCCGCGCCGCGGCCGAGGAAGTGCTGGCCGAGTTGGCGCAGACCGCGCCGACCCTGGGATTCGTGCGCCGCGCCGTGGCGGCCGTGCGCACCTGGCTGCGCGAACACGGCTTCAGCGGCCTGCGCCTGACCGACGACGAGATCATCCGCAGCCACATCCTGCCGGCCCGGGCCTTCGTGACGGGCGGGCGTGGCGCCGGCGCCGGCGCCGCTGTGGCGTTCAGCCGCAAGGATGGGACCGACCAAACCAACACCGAGGCTTTCCGCAAGTGGTTCGGTGACTCCAAGGTGATGGACACCGATGGCCGGCCGCTTGTGGTCTATCACGGGACGCCCGCTGACTTCGATGCGTTCGATGCCAAGAAGTTGGGGGCCAACACCGGGCACAGCACGGCAGGCCTGGGATTCTTCTTTTCAGCCGATCCTGGCATCACTGGCATGTTCACCGAAAAGCTGGACATGACGGTATGGCCGTACAAGAGTGGGCACATAGACGGCGCCAACACCATGCCCGTCTACCTGAGCATCAAGAACCCCAAAGTGATGACGGCCACCGAGTTCCGGCTGATGGCCCAAGTTGGCGGCCGGGCGGGCAACACGTCAGGCGCCAAGATGGTCGCAGCAGACGTGAAGGCATTGCGCAATCCGAGCATCCTTCAGCGTGCTTTTGGCACCAACTATGACGGGGTTCTCATCCAAGGTGACGCCACCCTGGCCGACGCAATGGGTGCTGCCGAGTGGGCTGCTGACACCTGGGTCGCCTTCCAGCCCGAGCAGATCAAGAGCGCCATCGGCAACTCTGGCGCATTTGACCCCACCAACCCCGACATCCGCTACAGCCGCTCCAACCTGGCCGCAACCGTGCGTCAGGCGGTGGTCGACCGCATCGAGGGCTTGAAGGAGCCCACGGTGAAGTCGCTGAACTGGTGGCACAAGTCGGTGGGCACGCAGTACCAGAAGGCCCGCGACAACAGCTATTTCCGCCGCACGTTCAATGCGGCCCAGTCCTACATTGACGACACCGCTTTCTTCGCCAACACGGCCGCCGACAAGGCGCCCGGCCTGCTGCCGCGCCTAGAAACCCTGGGCGACCTGAAAAAGCGCCTGGCGCTGGACCCGTCCGACGAGAAAGCCGTCAGCGCGGCCGTGTTCACTGGCACGCTGACCGACCAGCGGGTGTACGACCTGGCCGAGCTTCGCAGCCGCTTCGGCATGAACGATCGCCAGATCGGGCTCTATCACCAGTTCCGCGAGGCGGTGGATCTGAGCCTTGACCAACTGGTGGCCGGCGAGGTGGTGCGCTTCCTGGGCACCCACATGGATGACCTGCCGCCGCAGCTTCGCCTGATGGTGGCGGATGGGCGCCTGGCCGAGTTCGAGCGCGTGACCAAGGAGGCGCTGCAGGAGGTGCGCGCCAAGGCCGACGAGGACTTGGCCGACGTGCGGCGACGTATCCGCAACGAAATGGGCTCGCTGAACCGGCGCCAGAAAAAGGCCCTGGAGGGCCCGGGCGGGCGTGCCGGCTCGCGCCTGGCCACCCTGGAGAAGTTCGACAAGGAGCGCGCCGAGTTGAAGCTGCGCCAAGGTGGCGAGCTCTACCGGGCCAAAGAGCGTTTCGACCTGTGGGATTCGATGGTCCGGGATGTGGGCGGCAAGTATGAGCAGATCGAGAAGCTGAAGGGCGAGGGCTACGCCCCGCTGATGCGCTTCGGCCAGTTCACGGTGGACGTGGTGGACGAAGAGGGAGAGCGGGTCTATTTCGGCATGTACGAGTCCGAGCACGATGCCAAGGTGGCGGCGAAGCGCCTGGCTGCGGAGTTCCCCGACACCACGATCAGCCGCGGCATCGTCAGCGAGGAGGAATGGCGCCTGTTCAAGGGTTTGAGCCCTGCCACCATGGAGATCTTCACGGATCTGGCCGGCCTGGCGGATAGCGACCTGGCGCAGACGTGGATCAAGGCTGCAACCACGAACCGCAGCGCACTGCGCCGCCACCTGCACCGGCAGGGCATTGCCGGCTTCAGTGAGGACGTATCGCGCACCCTGGCCGCGTTCATCACCAGCAACGCCCGGGCCACGTCTGGCGGCGTGCACCTGGGCGAGTTGGAGCACTCGATTGCCGAGATCCCCAAGCGCATGGGCGACGTGAAAGACGAGGCGGTGAAGCTGCGCGACTACGTGCAGAACCCGCAGGACGAGGCGCAGACCCTGCGCGGCCTGCTGTTCACCTCGTTCCTGGGCGGCAGCGTGGCATCCGCGGCGATCAACCTGACGCAGCCGATCACCATGACCTTGCCTTACCTGAGCCAGTGGGGCGGGGTGGCCAAGGCCGGCGCCCGCATGGCGGCGGCCGTGCGCGACGCCCTGCGCACGCCGACCGAGCCGGGTCTGGTGGCGGCGATGAAGAAGGCCAGCGAGCGGGGCATCATCAGCCCGCAGGAAATCCACCAGTTGCAGGCCGAGGTGACGCGCAACCTGGCGAACACCCCGAAGATGCGCAAACTGGCGTTCGCCTGGGGCGCCATGTTCAGCCTGGCCGAGCAGTTCAACCGGCGATCGACGTTCATTGCCGCCTACCGCACGGCCGTGGCCGAGAACATGCCCGACCCCATGGCCTTCGCTGAAAGGGCGGTGGAGGAAACGCAGGGCATCTACTCGAAAGCGAACCGGCCCAACTGGGCGCGTGGCGCGATCGGCGCGACTGTCTTCACCTTCAAGCAATACAGCATCAGCTACCTCGAAATGCTGGCCCGCATGTGGAACGCCGGTGCACCAGGCTCAGAGCAGCGCGCGGCCGGCCGCAAGGCGGTGGGCGTGGCGCTGGCGACCTTGATCCTGCTGGCCGGTGGCAACGGCCTGCCGTTCGCTGACGATGTGGATGACCTGATCGACACGATGGGCCAGCAGTTCGGCTATGCGACCAACGGCAAGCGGTGGCGCGATCACCTCCTGCGCGAGGTGCTGGGCGACACGGCGGCCGAGTTCGCGCAGCACGGTGTGTCGTCGGTCCTGCCGTTCGACGTGGCCGGCCGCTTCAGCATGGGCAACCTGATCCCGGCCACGGGCATCATGCGCCGCGACAACGCCAGCAGCACCTCGGAAATCATGGAGGCAATTGGCCCAGTGGGGCAGCTTGCCCAGGGTTCGGCCCGCATGGCGGGCGCCCTGCTGCACGGCGACGTAGTGGGCGCGCTGCGCGCCAGTCCGGTGACCACGGCGAAGAACCTGGCCCAGGCCGGCGACATGCTGGCCACCGGCGCCTATCGCGATGGCCGGGGCCGCAAGGTGGTTGATGCCTCGTTCTCCGATGCGGTGTTCAAGGCGATCGGATTCCAGCCCGAGGCGGTGGCGTCTGAACAGCGCAGCGTGGGCATGAAGCAGCAGGACATCAACCTCGCGCGAATCACCGAATCGGAAATCGCCAGTCAGTGGGCTGAAGCGGTGTTCAAGAAGGATGCCGACGGGGTGCAGGCGGCGCGCGATCGGGTCAAGGCCTGGAACGAGAAGAACCCTGAACTGGCTATCAAGATCACCGCTCAGCAAATTGTGTCAAGGGTGCGTCAGATGAATATCGATCGTTCGGAGCGTCAGATGAAGGCCACACCGAAAGAACTACGTCGTTCGCTTGAAACCTGACATTTCTTAATATCGCTGTTCGCCTGTAACGGCTGTAAGAAAAATGATTACTGGGAGGCAGTGGATATGCAGTATCTGGAGTTCGGGAAGGGGGCCAGCACCCCTATGGGACTCGCGTTGGAAGCAACGCGGGACATGCTGTTGGTCCGCGTGTCAGGGCGCATCACCGTGAGGGAGTGCAATGATCTGGCCGCATCTGTCACCCACACGTGGGACATGGTGCGGGCCCGGGTCATCGTGCTGGATCTGGAAAAGGCCACGATCGATGGCGCCGCAACGGCGGCCGTACTGGCGGGGTGCATCGGTTGGTTGCCGCTGGTGCCCCTGTTGGTGGCATCCGCCGACTATGGTGCGCTGCTGGCCCAGCAGTGGCACCGCGCCGCGCCGATCGAGCATTACGAGACAGCCGAGACGGCCCTGGCCGTGGCTGTGGCCTGCTACCTGATCGGGTGAGTTTTACTTGCAGCGGAAGAACAGCGTGCGGCGCACGCTATCCTCTACCACCAGGCCCTCGCGGTCGACCACGTTGATGCCGCCCGGGCAGACTTTGGCCGCGGCCTCGTAGCACTGGCCCCAGTCCTGCACGGTGCCGTTGCAATTCACCTTCTGACCGATGGAGCCATCGGCCAGGGTGGTCGGCTTGGGAGTGGATGCGCAGCCGGCCAGAACGGCGACGGCTGCGGCAGCGATGGTCTTGTGCATGCGTTCCTCCTGGGCCTGATGGCCTCGCGGCGCATTCTCACATCGCTTTGAGCGCGTTTTCCCCCTATCCCTAGGGTGGGTGGCTCAAAAGGCGCCCGGGGCCACTTGGAAGCAGGCGATGCCGTTGGCGCGCCACATGGCCACCATGCTGTCACAGTCATCGAACACCGCCACGAGGCGCTGACGATCGACGGGCGACAACTCGTTGAGCCAGGACAACTTGAGCTCGTGGTCGGGCCGGTGGTCGGCCGCGGGGCGCATGCGCGTGATGCTGCGGATCTCGTCGGGCTTCATGCCCACGTGCGTGCTCAGCCACTTCACGGTCTGGCTGGCCACTTCGTCGGAGCGGCCCGACCAGATGAAGATCTGCCCCATCATGGCCAGGGCCTGCATGGTCTGGATGACCGGCTTGTTCGGCACGTCATCGACGCAGGCCGCGAAGAAGCGGCGCCACTTGTCGGGCTGCGCGCTGGCGAGCAGGTGCTGGCGGTGCTCGTTCAGTGCGAGGGTGCCGTCCAAGTCGAAGATGTAGGCGGGTTTCATTCGGGATGTCCTTTGCAATGTCCCAGGTGGTTGTGGTGAGTGCAGGCCGGCAGCACGTCCATGCCTTTGGCCTTGAGGATGACCGCGAGCGCGATCCATTCGGTTTCGGTCAGCACGCGCCCATCAAGCGCGAACACGTGATTGACCATGTGGCGGGCGCCGCCGCAGTGGCTGATCCAGCGCAGTTCGGCGGTGTGGTGGTACTTCACGGTCGAGGCGCCCAGTCCTCCGGCTTCCACTCTTGCAGGGCCTGCGCGTGTTCCACGGCCGACAGGGGCCACGGGATCACGGCCGCCAAGCAACTTTCGATGGATGGATAGCACTCGGCGCCTTCCGGGCCCGCCTTGTCGCGCTGGGCCTGCAGCGCCGGCCGCACCGCCGCGTTGTAGGCAGCCGCGGCGCGCACCGCTTCCTCGTTGCTGGGCGCCGCGTAGAGGTCATCGGGGCCGGGGATGTGCAGCGCCCACAGGCCGGCCGCGCCGGGCTTGTCCATCGGCTTGTGGCAATAGGCGCACTTGAGGGCCGGGGCTGCCTCGGCCGGCTTGGGGTCTTCGGTAGTGCTCATGGCTGGTTCCATTCATTGAGGGCACGCTGCACTGCGTGCTGCATGCCCATGGCGGTTGCAATGCGGCTCAGACACTCGACAGGGCCTGCCATGCCATCGCACCCGGCCAGGATGGTGCGCACGGCTTCCTCGCCGCTTGACAGGCGCGGGGCCAAGCCCTTGCTGGCTTCGATCAGCGAGCGCGACAGCCAGCGCATGCGGTCCTTCACGGCGGTCAGGTTCGCGATGTTGGGCGCGAGGTACACCCGGTTGGCCAAGTCGTCGTCGGTCAGGTAGCCCATGCACAGCGCGGCGCGCTCGCAGTCGTAGCGCGTGCCGTGCGGGTCTTCCTGGCCCTGGGCGCGCCAGTCGGCGGCAGGCGTGCCACCAGGCCGGGCCAGATCCCGCAGCAGGCCCACGATGAGGTCACGCTGGGCGGGGGTGTGGGTGTCGGCTGCCAGGTGGTCAGCCAGGCTCAGCAGTTCGGGGGCGGTGGGCTGGTTCATCGCATGATCCAGATTTCGGCCAGGGTGCCGCGGTGGGCAGCGGCGCACTGCTGGGCCCGGGCCATGTCGAAGAACAGGGCCGCGTTGGGCACCAGGCCGGGCATGGTGGAGCGGTATCCGACCAGTTCCAGGCGTTCTTTGTCGATCGCGCCTTCCAGCTTGTCAGCGATGGCCCGCAGCGTGTCGGGGTGGACGGGCACCGTGCCCGACGCGGCCGGGTCCGCGGCCCACTCGCGCAGGAGCGCGGGCGTGATGGCGGGCGTGCTCACAGGTCGCATCCCCTGCCCACTGCACCGGGATCGTCGGCCGCAGTGAAGACCTTCCAGTGCATCCAGCCCCAGGGGCAGTGAAAGCCCCATTCGCGGTAGCGCGGGCCGGTCACGAACAGGGTCCAGCACGGGCCGTCGGTCAGTTCGATGCGGTGGGCCATGCGGCCAGACGGGCGCACCACGACATCGCCAGCACGGCGCACCTTGCGGTGGTGGGTGCCACCGGCCGCGATGGTGTGTTCGGTGTAGTTGCCGCGCAGCAGGATTGAACAGTTGGCCCACGGGTGGTCATGCAGGGCCTGGTCATCGTCGCTGCGCAGGAAGCAGTGCAGGTACACGTTCAGCACCGGGTTGCGCGGCACGAGGAACCAGCGCAGGAGGTAGGGCCGATCATGGCCGCCGATCACGAAGTCGGGCGCCCGGCGCCTGGCGCGGTTGATGAGTCGATCGGCCCAGGTCATGCTGCCCCCCGCGCCGGGCGCACGCTGATGGCCGTTTCGTGGTGGCCCATGGCCAGCGGCTTCAGGGGGCGCTGTTCGATGGTCAGCACCAGGCCCTGATCCTCGGCGCGCTGCACGAGGTGGTGGGCCATGCCTTCAACGCCGATGGGGCCGTTGCCGCCCGCCACGTAGCCCATGGCGGTTGCGATGGCCTGCCGGATCTCGTTCTGCAACAGCACGTCGGCCGGCCGGTCGGCCAGCAGCTTGCGGGCGGTGCGGTCGGCATAGTCATCGAAGCTGCGCATCGGCGCGGCGTTCTGGCCTTCTGGTTCCAGGCTGATGCCGTGCAAGTCGATCGCGCAGCCGCTGAAGGCGTGGGCGTAGCCGGCTGCCATCAGCTTCTCTGCCAGTTCGTTCCAGGCCTCCCGGCTGACCGTGAGGGTTGCGGTGGTGTAGCTCATGCGGACACCGCTTCGGGCTCAGGCCGGCAGGCCATCACGAACAGGGGGAACGTGGCGCCGTGGTCGGTGCTGCACCAGTTGATGCGGGTCACGTCATCCGGGGCCGTCTCGACCCGCTGGTAGCGAGTGCAATGCTTCTTGCCGTCTGGTGCATCGCAGCACACGCCGAAGCACACCGGGTCACTGGCGGTTATCGCCTTCACCATCATCATCACCGTCTCCTTACGCTGGGGACCAAATTTGGGACCGAATCAGCGTAATGTACGGTAATGTACGGATGACCTCAAGAGGGAAAACCGAAATTTACCGGGCTAGTGCCCCTGGGGCTGGTTGGGTTCGATTCCCTTCGCCCGCTCCAGGTAAAAACGCATTTTTGGGACCAAATCGGGACCGAATCTGAAGTTATGAGGCATCCCGCAGGCGCTGCTTGCTGGCCTTCAGGGCGTTCTCGAAGCCCGCCATTTCGGCCGCGTCGCCGTCGCTGGGTATCCACCGGGCATAGTGGTTGAGGAACATCTTCACGTCGTGCCCAAGCTGGGCCGCGCACCAGGCGGGCCGGCGCCCGGCCATGAGAAGCTGGGTCGCGTAGAAGTGCCGGGTGTTGTAGGGCGGCCGGTAGCGGATGGCCAGGCGCTTGATGGTCGGTATCCAGTACCACCGGGTGAAGAACTGTTCGTGGACCCATGGCGCGTCGCGCCGCGGGTCCACGAACACGTGTTCGCCGCCCATGTAGGTGTGCGGGCGCATGCCTGTGATCGCCTGGCGCGCGAGGCTGTTCAGCATGACCGTCCGGGCCTGCTTGGTCTTCGTCGTCTCCTTCTCGATGCCCAGCACCACGCCGGCATGCACGTGCATCGTGCCGGCTCTCAGGTCGATGTCACCCCAGCGCAGGGCATAGGATTCGCTGCTGCGCAGGCCGGTCCAGAACTTCGCCACCACGTACCAATAGACCTGTTCCGGGTAGTGCTTGCGCATGTCCTCGCAGATGGCCTCGGCCTCTTCAAGCGTGAAGGGGTCAGGCTCGGGGGCCTGCACCTTGGCCGACTTGATGGTCTTGCCCACGTTCGTGGCGAGGCGCCCGTCATCGACGGCCAGGCCCAGGCCCTGCCGCAGGGCCACGAGGTAGTTGTTCACGGTCTTGCCCTTGAGCATGGGCCGGGTGGCCAGGGCTTGCAGAATGTCACTCTTCACAAGCTCTGATGCCCGCTTGTGGCCGGCCGGGGTGGACTTCCAGAAGGCCACAGCGGTCAGGTAGCTTTTGAGGGTGCTCGGCTCCACTCGAACACTCGACACCCACCGATCCAGCAGTTCTCCCACGGTGTCGGTGCCGGCCACGTCGCGGGCGCGCGGATCGTAGGGAAAGAACCGATCCCACGAGAACGTGCCGGTCCTGATCGCCTGACGAACATCGGCCGCCAGACGAAGCGCGTGCTTCATGTTGGCGGCCGTGGGGATCATGGGTGCGCCACTGTTGAGGCGCAGGATGATGCTTTGGCGCTGCTTGTCCAGCGTGAACCGGACCCGCAACGCGCCGTTGTGCTCATCTACGCCGCCTGCCCCTTTTCTACCCATTTTTCAATCTCCCTCATGTCGTACCAGATGCTGCCGTCCGGGGCCTTGCGCCACTCTTGGCCCTCGATCCACACGCCGCTGTACCGCTTGCCGTCAACGGCACGGATGGTCAGGCCCAGTTTCACCGCTGCCAGTGTGGCAGTGACGTAGCGGCCTGTATCCACCAAGATGACGGGGGGTGGGGCAGGCGCCCCAGGGCCTTCCCCCGTCGTGTCGCCTGCTGCTGCCATGGTCAGGAATTGGTGCTGATGGCCAGCGCCTTCGGCGCCGGTGCCGTGGCACCGTCCACGAAGTCGGCCGCGGGCATCTTCTCCTTCAGGCCGCTGATGAGGTGCTTCAAGGCGTCCTCGATGAACTTGTGCGGTCGGTCCATGTCGTACCAGACAGACAGGTCGCCATTGTTGATGCGGTAGCGGAAGCGGCATTGAACCTCGTAGCTCGCATCGCCCTTGAACACCGGGATCGTGATGGTGAACTTCTCGGGCACCTTGAGTTGACCCTTGGCCGCAGTGCCTTGGATTTCCTCCTGATAGCTGAACTGGATTTCGCCGTTGTCCAGGCGCTGCGCGCTGGCGAACTGCACCGCCTTCTTGGCCTCGAAGCTGCGTGCCACGGTGAGCATTTCGGCGCCACTGGGTTCCGTGATGTCGGGGAGGTTGTCCTCGATGAAGCGCATGAACTCCACCTGGCTGAACTTATTGCCGTCGGCACCCTTCCAGATCGTCCACTCGGGCGACAGGGGACAGGTGTAGAGCACGGTCAGGTCGCGCCACGTGTTGGGGTTGAGCACGGCCTTGAACGAGGGCTGTTCGCCGTCGTTGACATAGACGATGGGGTGGCCCACTTCTTCGGGGTCAGCTATGCGCTGGCCCAGCACATCGACCAGGCGCGCGAACGAGACTGGGTTGTTCGCAGTGAAGTCGCCGCGGGCGCGCGGTGCGTGCTGCAACGCTTCGAGGTTGGCCACGCGGAAGCCCTTGGGCACCATCATGACCTGGGTTTCTCCGATGTCGAACGGATCAGCGAGTGCGACAGTCAGATGGTGGATCATTTCGGCTGCGGTGCCGTCGGATTGGTCTTCACGGTCGGACATGGGGTAGGTTCCTCAGTGGGGGGGAAGGGTGGGCGACTGTCCTTGCGACCCGGCGCCGTACTGCACGCCGGGCCCAGTCGCCCGTGGAAATCAGACGGGGGTGGGCTGGTCGGGCGTTGCCAGGCGGTCGCTCAAGAGGAAGCCCAGCAAAGGCCAGATCTGCTCCTCGGCGTTGTGGCGGGCCAGCTTGCGGCCGTATTCAGCATCGACCGTCTCGGCACTGACCGGGCCGGCGTTGACGCCGATCACGCGGAAGCCGTTCTTCAGGATGAGCACGCAGAAAGTGACATGGGCCAGTTCATCCATGCCTTCGACCTTGAACAGGGACGGGCTCCGACCGTTGCCTTCGATCTGCTTGACGTGCGCGCTGAAATTGCTGCCGATCACGCCGTCCTCAGCGGTGAAGTAGTGTTCCTCCGCAATGGCGTTCTGCACATCATCGTCGTACACCTTGGGGGCCGTCGCTTCGCCCTGGGCCTTCTGTCTGCGTTCAGCCTGGCATTCCACGCAGTCGCAGACCTCGCCCAAAGCCCCGAAGACCTCGGTCAACATTTGCGCCAGAGACTGCTTGCCCAGTTGGCGGCCGACGGCTGCGAGCGCCTTCAGGTGCTCACCCGCTGCCGCATCGGCCGTGCTGGGTTCGTCCTTGGGGTCGGGGCCGGGGCCGGCCGGGGCGGCGTGCAGGGCATCGTTCCTCGATTGGTTCAGCACATCCTGTTCAGCCTGCTTGATCGTCTTGGCATCGAAGTGGGCGCGGCCCGTTTCGATGCCCATCGGGATGGTTTCGGTGCCGGGTTGATCCAGCGGAACGCTGGTCAGATCGTGCACCCGGCCGCAATGGTCAGTGACAGCCAGGTTGACCACGTACCAGCTCCACACGTAGCTGACGACAGCGTGGAACGGTTCGCCGCTGTGACAAGACAGCATCGGCATGCGGTGTTGGCCCACCGGGACTTCGCCTTGTCGTTCAATTTTGGAAGGCCAGTAGAGCATCGGCATGCCGATGGTGGGTTGAATCTTCAGGGACATCGGGTTGATCCTTCAGGGTGTCGTGGATGTGGAACTCAGGCAGCGCCCAGCGTGCGCACCTGGGCGGGCGTGGACTCGACGGAGCGCAGGCCGGGCAATTCGTCCTGCTTCAGGTGGTTGCGCGACAGGAAGCCCTCGGGCGTGGGGAACATCAGCGAGGTGCCCTTTTCGGCCTTCGGCTTCTTGACCTTCACCTCGTCCAAGATCTCGAAGTGCCCGCCCTTGCCGGGCTTGAACGTGATGGTCAGCGTGATGGAGCCGGCCCGGCCCGTGTCCTGGCACAGTAGGTTCAGGGCCTGCAGTTCCTTCGTCGCTTCTTCGGTCAACGCGCCGCCCCGCAGCGAGTCCACCGTGTCGGTGAAGGTGCGGGGGGTCATCAGTGCTTTCACTTGCTCGGGTGACATGGATGGATGCTCCTGGGGTTGATGGAACAGGGGAGGGTGGAGCGATCAGCGGGTGCTGCTGCTGATCGACCCGAACAAAAAAGGCGCCTGGCGCAAACTGCACACCAGGGCCGGCCGGAATAGGGAGGGAGGAGACAGAGGACACGCGCCGGCCGGGCTCGCCTGCAAACTGGTATCAGGCTTGGGCCTGGGCCTGGGCCTTGGAATCGGGGCCGGCTGCGGCTTCTCCGGTGCTGTTGGTCGCCGCAGCCAGGTCGGTGCCGTCTGCGTTCTCCAGCTTCACGCCCGATGCCATCATCCGGCCCACCTCGGCGGCACTGGCCAGGCGCACCTTGATGGTCTGGCCCGCGATGTAGTTGCGGGTCTGCGCGGAGGTGTTGGCCGAAACCAGGCGGGTAGTGCCGGCATGCTCAGCGACATAGACGCGCTGGGCAGCCCGGGCGGTGCGGGGGGCCTTCTTCGGGGATGTTGCGTTGACGGTGGTGGTCATGCTTCGGTCTTCCGGTGTTGGTTGCTGATCTTTTTCAGGTGCTCGCACAGGGCTTCGCAGATTCCTGGCACGGCGGATCTGCGCCAATAGACGCCCTTGCCGAACACCACGGCGGGTTGCTGGCCCAGGCTCTTCAACAGCCTGACGCTGACGGGCAGCCCGCCCAGCAGACGGTGCAGGCCCGCGGTGTTCACCACGTCGTCGGGGATCACGTCTCTTGCTGCCATGCTTCATGGGCCCTCTTCAGGCTGCTAAAAGGGGATGTCTTGGTCAAAGTCATCGAACCCGGTATCACGCCGGGCCGGCTGACTGGGGGCACGCGGAGCGGGCGCCGCTTCACGCTGCTGCCGGGGACTGGGCGCCGGCGCCGGCCGCGCGCTGCCGCTGCTGTCGTCGTCGCCCCGGGCGCCCAGCAACTGCAAGTGCTCCACCACGATTTCGGTCGTGTAGCGGTCCTTGCCGTCCTTGTCCTCCCACGTGCGGGTCTTCAGCCGGCCCTCGACATAGACGGATCGGCCCTTGGTGAGGTATTGACCGGCGACATCGGCCAGGCGGTCGTAGCAGATCACGCGATGCCATTCGGTTTCTTCCTGGCGCTCGCCGCTGTCCCGGTTCTTCCAGTTGCGGGTGGTGGCCAGCGAGAAGCCGCACACCGACACGCCGCCCGTTGTCTGGCGTACCTCGGGATCACGGCCCAGGTTCCCGACAAGGATCACTTTGTTGACGCTGGCCATGGTCAGTAAGGGCCGCCATCATCAAAGCCGTCATCTGCGCGCGCTGCCACAGCATCCCGCTTCGCTGGCATGGGCTGCGGAAGCCTGTCTTCGGTGTCCACCAGGCGCCGGCCAGGGTTGAAGTAATCGGCCGGGTTGGGCAAGTCCATGCCGCGCATGCGCCGGTACAAGCGGCGGGCCCGGATCACGTCGCCGCCGCAGTAGATGGCCACCTTGCGGATCTCTCCGCGCTGGATGAAGTCCCACACCATCGAGCCGTCGATGTATTCGCCGTCTTCGAGGTCACTGCCCTTGCCGCTGATGCCCAGGGCCTTGCAGAGCTTGTCCTGCGTGATGTAGGAGCAGGCGTCGCCGGTCCACTCGGTCATGGTGTCGAACACCACATCGTTCTCCCAGGGCTTCACCGGCCGGGTGAAGATGGGATGCACGGGGATGCCCAGCACAATGCCGCGCTGGCGGATCATGCGGCGGTCGAAGCCGATGCCGTGGCCCACCAGGGTCTGCCCGCGGTGGTGGCGCATGCGGGTGGCCAAGGCCTTGTTCAGTTCGCTCAGCAGCCAGGACTCGTAGCCCGGGTGCATCCACTGCGAGTCCCACAGGTTGCACGGTTCCTCGTCGCCGGCTGCCAGGCTGATGACCACCAGTTGGCCCAGGCCGCCATCCAGGCACGTTTTGTGGATCTGCTCCTTCAGAGCGGCCTCGTGCTCTTCCCGGATCGCCTGCACCTTCTCCGGGTAATCGTTCTTCATCCAGGCGTCGATGGTTTCCTGCTTCTTCAGGCTCTTCGGGGGCTCAACGGCTGCGATGGCCTCTTTGCAGGCCTCGGCATTGGCCTCGGTCATTTCCGTGAGGATGTCCACGCGCTGCGTGGGGATCGTCTCGGTGTCCGCGAACAGCAGTTGATCGAGGGTGGGCTGAAACGCGGGGTTTTCGGAGCCGCGGCGGGGGAAGTTCATGGTCGGTGCTCTCTCGTGGGGGTGGTTGGTCAGGTGCGCGGGCGCTGCTGCAAGGCCCGCTTGCGGGTGTCCTTGGCCGTGTCGAACTGGAAAACGGCCTCGTTGTCCTGGGCGCGGCGCGCGGCCGTCACGGCGCGGCCGTGGTTGCGCCGCAATTCGTCCATGTCGGCGGAACCGCCGACATG